TCCTATGGTCTTATCGGACAAGTCAGGGCCAACGTAGTACCATGGAACACAACCTGATAGTACAAAGGCTGATACAATGGCGATCTGCTTCATACCAACCTCAGTTGTTCAAGCTGAGAAATGCGTTCAGCTAGCTGTCGAATAGCACCAGTGTGCAGCATCGCTAGCTTGCTCATGTTGACAAAGTGGTGGCCATCCTCGTTGAAGGTAGCTAGCTTGTGGCGTTCAAGTTCAGGACGCTTCTCCAACAAGAACTCTCCGAACTTTCTCTTGATGGGATCATCTTGTTTGGATACATTGTAGCTCAACGCATCTAGTGTGGCGATGTCATCGAGATGATCGAAGTTCGTCCATGCAGTGCCCACATCTTGATGGGAGTCTCCCTCAGCATCGAGGATGAATCGAGTAGTTGATGCGTTTGCAACTACTAGAATATTCGCATCAGCGCTGAGGGCTGTAACTGTTGCAGCCGTTTTAAGAGCTCCGACAAGTTTCATAGACCCATTCGCACTCGTGCTCTTTGCTGTGTCTACAACAGTCTCATAAGCATTGAGTTGGATAGCAATAGCTGCCTCACTAAGCCCATACAACCCAAGCCCTCCAGAGACACCGTCAACTTTCCTAAAAACTCCAAAAGAGTCTGTTTCAAATAGATCTGTCATCCCGTGAGCTATGTCACTGGACTTAAGAGTTAAGATATCGTTGTCTGCCCCGGCCTGGTTGATCGTGAGACCAAGAGTGCTATTCGTGTTAGTTGTCGCTGTACCAATTAAGACACCTGGAGTTATTGAGAGCAAGCCAGCTGACGTTGCAAGTATTGGATTTCCACCGTTCGAGCCGGTAACAGTGATATTGCGAGAAGCAGAGGCTGTATCAATAATCTGAAATTGTAGTTTCGATGCAACATCTCCACGAGTGTAGAAATCGTAAGAGGCGGTTCCCTTCATGACGAAATCTATTCCAGGATTTGCATCGCTTGAAAAACCATTTCCTATGCTAGGCCTACCCGCCGTCGCCGCACCCGAAACGTGGATGAAATTTACTGCTGTCGCCGTATGCAAAACCCTAAATTGCTCCGTCCCATTGTTCGTCTTGAGCGAGATCGAGCTAGCAGCGCCGGAGTCGATAATAAGCCCACCAGTTGACCCAATAACTTGAGGAGCTGCTCCATTACCACCTTTGATAGTAAGGGGCTGGTCCACTGCGGTGACGAATCCGATAATCAGTTGCGTACGCAGGGTTGTATCAGCGTCTCTCGTTCGCAGCAATATATCACTGGATGGCCCAGAGGATAGACTCAAAGTTGTTCCACTAGTCCCAGCTCCGATTAGTGGAGTAGTCAGAGATGTAAGTGTAAGGGCCTTCGTCCCTCTATAGAACAGATCATTCAAGTCCTGCAGCCACGCTGTCGCAATCGGCGTTAGCGGAGACTTAGATACAAATGTGGTATCAGCCACTTTTACCCTCCTGGAGCAGTTGGATCATAAGTTTCGATCCAATCTGGCAATGCACAATCTGGCGTTCCAACATCTGGAATAGCACAGCGCCCGTTTAAGTTACACTGCGGAAGCATTACATCACTTGGGTGCTGAACCCACTCGGGGGTTTCCTTCTCTGCCAGCGCTCTAACGAACTCTTGCGGGTGCCTTGATTCTTGGCAAGATCGGCATCTATACTGCCCCTGCCAGTTTTTGGTTAACTCGCTAGCCTTAAACTTAAATCCACACATACTACAGGTAGCATTCCAATCTCCTAGCTTGAGAAAGTCAGCTCTACCCACGGGCGCCTCCAGCAGATGCCGGGTTGAACTGCTTATACATTCTACGTTCTTCTGGAGACAACCCTTTCATCTCCTCTTGCCTCTTGCGTTTCTCAAGCTTCTCATTCCCACCACCGAAGCGGGCGTAGAGTTGATCTCCAATATAGGGAATGTATCTCAACAGCTTGGGGCTCCTCTGTACCAAGTCATCCATTACCCTGAAGGGAGGATACAAGAAACTTGAGATCGCTGCGACAGGTCGGCCCTCTGACACTAACTCCTGCGACGCTTGAGACCATCCAAAGTTCTTCAACACATTCAAAGGTACATCCCACGGCTCTAGCGCCCATGGCTTACCTTGAATCCAATCTATGATGGAGTTAATGGTAGCGTTGGCTCCACCGAGATACAAGGCATATCTCACAAGGTTAGTCACTCCTGCGCGCACGTTACCTCGCTTGATCTCATCATAGGCGTGCCTTCTAACTATATCAGACTGTTGATGGATGTAGCTTTTGAGCCAACCAACTACCGCCTTCCCATTAGGATTCTCCAACGCCCACGCTGAAGTATTAGACCTCGTAATTGGTTGCATGTCAACCAGCTCATGGAAGGGAGGACCCTCAGTTAGCTGGGTAACTCTACGCTCTTGGAAGTCCTTTACTAGTTGAGGGAATTTCTCCCCATAAACCTCCCCAAAGCGTTGTCGCAACTCTGCAATCCCAGCTGGAGTTTGAGATAACTTCTCAAACCTTATCAATGCAGCCTCAAGGCCAATGTTCTTCCCAAGTGTGTCAAAAGGGCTGAAGGTGTACTTGAACATCTTGTTCTGGAATCGAGCACTCTTTCGAGGGTTGACGAACTCCTCTGATATGTGATCGACTAGGCCAAACTGCTTGATGTTGAGACGAGAATTTCCAGTAAGAGTCCGTACCGTACCTTCAATAGAGTTCAACAGTCCCTGTGTATAGGCTACTGTGGCTAGGTCTCCAAGTTGGCGGGCTCCTGTACCCCAGTTAGCCAACAAGCCAGTGTTTATATAGTTCTTGGTATCCTGAAGAACTCCCCATGGAGACTTATCTCCTCCAGTAAACCTCGCATGGAGGATGCGGCGCAGTTCCGATGTTTGGTCCCTAGTGATCTTACCTTCTCTCAGGAGACGATCTACAACGCTGCCGATGGAGGCATCGACGTTAGTATACTGGAGTCCCTCTTTCTTTACAACCGCGAGGTCTTTACCGAAGAACTTTGCCCTAGCAATATCTTGGGAGGCTCTACCTATATATTGGTGGAGAGCCTCTGTTGGAGTATGGTAGAAGGGCACGAGATCTTTGGTAACATCTCTGATGGTACGGCGCTTAGCGAACCCAGGCTGGTCGGATGCAGGGTAGGAAACTTCCAGTTGCTTGTTGATGATGGAGGAGCGCTCCTCGTTAGTCAAGCCACTCCCTCGAGTTTTCAGTGTCTCAGCTTCTGCCTGAGCCAGCGCTGACTCAATCTTAGACTTAACCTCTACATTAATAGCTGGCGAGGCCATCAATCCTTCGTAGTCCTTTACAGAGCGAGGGAAGTAGTCAGCTTGAGTCCTCTTAATGACGCCGCGAGTCTCGAGCTCCCTACCCACGTCGTCCAGAACTACTCGTACCTTTTGATAGGCCTGGGCTAGTGAGTCATTCCCAGTTGCTTTGATGGCAGCTGCAATCTCCCCAGGCTTGTTGCTCAACAACGCCTCGTTGACTTTGGCTAGCTGCTCTGCGGGCACTCCCCCAGGGCGATACCACGTACCAGGGCGGTTTAGCTTAACCAGGAAGTCATCAACGGCGGCGAGTCTATCGTGAGATCCCTTGATGAGGTCTCTCTCAGATTCAATCATAGCCCACTTAAGTATAGGGTTTATGTGGCCTAGGCGAGTTGGCAACATCCCGAAGCCAGTATCCATCTTGTTGACTATCTCCCTAAATGGGAGGGCACCTGCTGCGGCACCTGCCAGGAGGGCTCCCCAAGCTGCGCCGGCGGCAGGATTCTTGTAGTCTATGTAAGCGCCAACGAGACCGCCGAGGCCAACTCCAGCCATCACTCTGAGCAACTTCTCATTGATGAAGCCAGCTTGATAGCGCGCTGGAGTTTCAGGCTGCTGACGTAACAACTCAGGATACTGTTGAGCTAGACGTTCAACATCAGGATTGCCTCGCTCCGCAGCAATCAGCTTTCTACCTTCCTCATGAGTTAGAAACTCACCGCGGAACTTGACCAGGCCAGCGTTATGAAGTTCCTGGACGGCTCCCCACTTTTGGCTCTTGACGAAGTCTTGGACGTAGGGTAAGTACTCAGGTGCAGGAGCGCGGTTTTGCTTACCTTTTATTTGCTCAATGCTGGCAGATTTTGGATTATTATTAGGGTCAATTTTACCTATACGTTCTGGACTGACCTCAATCGTCACATGGCTCCCACCTTTAGGATCACGCAGCGAATAGATTTTACTCTTCCCACTCTCGACATAATCACAGTAGCCACCAACACAGTGGCCCATCATGTCACCTTCTTGTTTAAGGAGACGCTTGGTAATGAAGGTAGGAATAGTAGCCTCAGCTTGAGCGCGGGTATGATAGCGAGTATCTTCTATCGGTTTCCCATGTTCCGTGAATACAAAACCAGCAGGGCCTCCATGTTTACTAAAGTCGGTAATCTCAATTCCTTTGGGCAACTTAGCACCGGGCGCCGCTTTCAATTCTACCCACTTGTACCCATCAGGATACTCTTTGTGAACAGTGCCAAGCTTGGAGATGTCTCCCTGTTCCTTCTGCATCTGCCGAGCTAGGTCCTCATCCCACTTGGCAGTCTCCCTTACAGCCCGAACTAAATCATATTGCTGGAGCTTTTCTGGAGCTACCTTTTGGCGGAGATAGTCGCCGACGTGAGAGAGATAAGCAGATATAGACTGAGTAGCATCTATACCAGCATGAGCTCCAATGGTATATACTGTTTCTCCCGCTCTAGCTCCTGGAATAGTAGTCTCTGAACCTTTCCACTCAGCTTTCTGAGATACGATAGCTGCATCCCAGAGATCTCCCCAAGAACGATCTACACCAGCCATCCCGGATGGAATCTCCACCTTTGCCAAAGGATCCTCTTTCGTCCCAGCCCATTTGTTGAGGTAGTTGCGGACCATGCGCTCAGCAAATAGATCAGTAGAGGGTGGAGTAATAGTCATACCCTCCAGTATTTGTCTATTATTTCTAAGGGCCTCAGCCTGCCCAATAACAAGCCTATCCTTAATTGGAGCAGCTAACCTCTCCACCGCCTCCGGATGCCACATTCCTCCCTTACCCTTAACAGCCAACAGCGTTCCTCCAGTCAACAGTGCAATCTCCTCTGCTTGCTCTGGATTGGCAGCAATGTAAGCAGCAACGCCCCCAGCGGCTGCTACCTTTGCAGCGAGCGTCTTATCAATCTTCGGATGGAAGTCTGCAAAGGGATTACCTGCCGCCTTAAGTAACTGTTCTTTGCTAGGCGTGCCAGTCCAATCTTTCGGCATCGCCTCAATCTCCATCGGAGTCATCTCTGCCCCGCCAGGTCTCGTTCTAGTCAATGTTCCCTCAGGGCGGGTGGCTGGTACTTCCGTTCCATAATGGAACGATTCTAGCTGTCCAGCCCTCCCAGCAGCTCTTCCAACCCCAGCCTCTGCAGCCAACCCAGGCACCTCAAACACTTCCCCTCGAAGCTGAGCCGCCCTCGACATAGCTGGCCCAAGGGCCTCTGTGATGGTAAGCTCAGGAAACATCGTCGCGCCCTCAGGGGCCCTAGCTTCCTCAAGTGGAACCACCGGCGCCTGTTGAACATTGGGCTCTTCCATCGGCCTACGATACCGTTGGGCATCTGACTCCCTAGCACGCTGTTCCCACTTGGCATTCTCCCGAGCCTGCTGCCCACGGCGCAGGGCGATGTCACTTCCCTTTGTGCCAAAGTATAACATCGCTGCCGAGGCGAGAGCTTGGAAATCTTCAGGCTGCACCACTCCCTTAGTCTCCTTACTCATCGCCTCGCTGCCCTCAGCGATCTTGCCAGAAATCCAATGCATTCCCTTGGATACAATAGAGTCGTCGTAGAAGTCCTCATAGCCTAGGTGACGCAGTACTTTGCGAAAGGGAGTGGACAGTGCCTCAGGTGTAAAGTGTTCAGCTGACACCGCAGCTGCCTGAGCCCCAGCCTTGTTAGTCTCCCCGGCGCCAGCTGCATAGGCTCTTGTGCCGGCATAGGCCCCTGTCCCTATAGCCATTCCAGCCAGCCCCGCGAACATATCTTCCAGAGCTACTACACTCCCCGCAACATTCCTCCCCACATCCCGAGCAGCGTTTAGTGCAGTCGCCTTCAATCCAGTGTCTCGATGGAGAGATTGTTCAAACTCTTCCCCTTTGATTACGCCACCACCTTGGGGATTAGCCAGAACATTATCCATCAAGTTCAACGCAGTCTTCCCTCCGCGTTTTAGATAGTTGATAGCTTGATCGGTAGAGTCAGAGGACTTTCCCACGACTTCCTCAAAGGAAAGTTCTTCCTCACCTCCAGCTACGTCGTGAATTGAGGGAGGTTGCCCCGACACCTCTTCAAACGACAACTCACTCATCCGTGTCGTCCTCGTTCTCGTCTAAGCCAGCATCTTCAGCTGTATCACCTCCCGCGGCTGACGCTGCCACTGGCTGTCTAAACCCTGTTCCAGACCACTGGAGTGTACCTCGAGAAGTCTTATACCAGCGATCTTTGACCATTTTATCTTTAGACGCCGCTACAGGAATAGCCGTTCCAGGTGTCTTGCCAGCGTGCTTAAAGACAGTCTTATCTCGCGCGAATGGATTGAACTTATCCAGTGCAGAAGGATTCTTCACCCAATCCTCAGCCATCTCACTCATAGCCCGTTGCTGAGCTATGTCCCAACTCAATCCCTGATTCTGGCGCATCAATTCCTTAGCCCGAGATGCAATGGCGCGGGCGCCATCAGCCAAGCTATCTTTCTCTGCCTGAGTCAGGTCACTCGCAAAGTTGAGTCCTGGGTAGAATTGTTGCTTAAGCAGGGCTGAGGTGGAAGAGACCTCTGCATTGTTAGGAGCTTTCATGTCTCCACCAACTTTGTCCTTCAAGAGTTTCTGCCGCTCTCGCTGGCGCTTCAACCACTCATCAAAGTTCTCCAAGAACTTTCGATGATCTATCTGACTTTGCCTATTCCGATCTCGGCTGGCATACTCAGTTGCTGTAATAGCTTGCTGAGCTCTATCCTTAGCATCAATAGCTTGAGTTTGGATAGTCTCTTTAAGCTCTGGAGTAAACGTCGCCCCAGCATGGGGGCTCTGCATTCCAGTCATCCCACTAAACACAGTGTTAGCTGTATCAAAGCCAGCTTGATCCTCCACTCCCTGCATTAAGCTATCATATAGGACAGCTTCCTTTTTGCGAGCATCCAGTTCGTGAACAGCTGCGCTAGACAAGGAAGCCACCGAGGCAGCTTCCCTCCTTCTAATGTTCGAGGCAGTGTTGGCTAGCTCCTTCGCCGGCTTCCACAATCCACTGCGTAGTGCTATATCTGCTATCCTCTCCATTGGAGCAGCTTGAGATCGGCCAACACTCGGCTCTTGTGGTTGCCCAGCAGCTTGCTGCATAAGATGCTGCATGAGCTGTTCGTTGCCCAGCTCGAACTCTTTCTTCTTGGTATCTACTTCCCTACCTCTAGTATCTACCTTGAGTGCGTTCTGCCGCAGCATATCCATCTGCTGTTGCTCGAAGCCTGGAGCAGCTCCCCAGGTTCCCCAGAAGCCCGCTTGGTCTGGACCTACACCCATATCGAGGCCGGCCATATCAGTTCATCCCACCCATACCGTAGCCTAGTGCTCGGAGTGATTGCATCGCTACGATGATTGGATCAACAGGGCGGATGTCACTTCCTCCGCCGGTGTCATAGGAGTTCCTCAACAGAGCAAGCTGTCTATCTAATTGGGAAGAGGCGTAGTCCTGGCCATACTTCTGTGTTGCCATCGCTACGTTACCGGAGGTGCCATATCCCATAGCAGCCATTCTCCTGTGGAGGGCCTCTGTCCCCTGGTCTATCCCAAACTGGTATCCAGGCAGGTCCCTCACGGAATTAGGATTAGCCATTAGAGCGTCAGCCCTATCTTGATACTCCTTACGTCGCCGCTCTTGTTCCTTTCTCGCTTTCCGCATCTCCCACGCGTTAGCCATTCCAAAGATACCCCCAGCAGCTTGAATGCCATACGCGGCTTGGCGGAAGGTTGGAATGTAACTGGACCAGGAGCTGCCCATAGGAGGACTGAATATAGTTGGATTAAGCCCTGCAGCACCGCCCTCTGGAAATCCACCGGGAATATTACCAGGGTCCCCTGGGAAGCCAGAGCTATCATATGGCGCTCCTCCACTTGGATCACCTGGATAAAATCCCTGGGAGGCTGAGCTAGGATCATACCCAGCTGCTCCACCAGCCTCCGAGCCACCAGCTTCTGCTGCACCAGCGCCAGCTCCTCCACCAAACGCGAAGCCTAGTCCATAGGTAGCCGCAGCGGTACCTACTGCCCTCCCCGTCCTCCTGGCCCCCTCACTATCCGTAATATCATCTCCCTGACCATACCTCCAATTCTTGTATGTATCTGGGTCACTCCAAGCTCCCCCCGTTGGATTAGGTCCACTCCCAAACAACAGCCCAGTGTCGAAGCTGTTGGCATCACTTGAGAAAGGCCCACCAGTCCAATTATCCTGCTCAGCGGCTCTCAAGAGCGCACCTGGCCCTCCGGGCGCCTGAGGCATCTGACTCTCCCAATCAGGCATATGGCTTCGTAGTCTAGTAGCAGCTTCACTTAACCAGCTCATCTCGATCTCCTTAAATTACAGCTCTACTAAGCTGATACCACGCGGTGTCTGTTGCATCATACACCAAAACGAGTATATCGTCAGCCGATGCCACGAAATCCGCCGCACCTGCCAACTTAATAGGTTTGAAATCTCCACTAGCAGCTTGATTATGTTTTACTGTTGGGGTAGAATTAAACTTCAATATAACTATTGACCCACCTATCCAATCAGTATTATCTAACAGATTGATTTGTGTAGCTCCATCAACCTGAAAATAGTTTCCATCTGTCCCCAAAGTTAGATCATTAGCCGCAGTAACTACAGCTCCCTGTCTAAACTTCACCCTTCCAGTACCAGCCAGCTCATTAAACTTAGCTAGCGTCATATGGTAGAATTCACTACTCTGCCCACCTTGTAGCCCCGGCTGAGAGTTGTGATTAGCTGACAACCCACCAGCTGTGTTGATGAAGGTAGCTAGTTGCAAGAACCAACTCAGCCAGATAGGGTTGAATTGGAACTGGCCAGATTTCTCGTCTACTAGAACGGGCAGAGCGTATGTAGGTGGATCTTGAATATCGGCCATTAGAGTGTACCTAGTTGGAGGTCCAACTCAACTGCTTGCACCCGCAGCGGTGTGTTGCAGCGATGTCTGAAGTTATACGCTCGGCGAGAGAAACTTCCCTCATCCCGCAACCCTGGATTTGGTGTTGAGAGATCAACCTCCCGAAACTCATTCCAAGTCTGGTAGTCGTCATCAGTACTACGTACCCTCAACAAGCTACCTGGATGCTGATCTGCGATGAAGTCTATGCGGGGAAGATACTTAGAGTATCGAGTACCTCCATCGAAGTTGGGTGTGTAAATGTCAGCTTGGATCAACGAGCCATCGTCGGTAGCATAGTCCATACTGGCATAGTACAACTTTCCATTCGTCTCGTGTTGCAAGATTGGCCGACGAGAAGAATCGAAAGTTGACGATACGATAGGGACATAGTTTCCATCAACATCAGTCCATTGACTCCACAGCCTCTCAGTTAAGTCGATTGCCAGCGTTAAGTTGGCTTCTTTAATAGTGAGCACATAGAACTTATGCCCACCCACTTTCAGATGCCACGAGAATACAGTGGTAAAATCTAGCCCTGTCAACAACCGCTCGATAGGTTCTGTTGAGATAGGGGTTACTTTAAGATTATCCATCATCACTACTGAGGGAGTAGCTGTCCTAGCAGCCGCTAACCACACCAGCACTCCATCTATATTCTGAACTGAATCTGCTGAGATACAACCGAGATTGGCCTTGGCTCCAGCTACCCTTCCAAGTGGACTAGCCGTGGCGTTGCCGGCGTCGTAGAATACTTCTGTTGTCCAATCTTTCATGGCTATCACGTTAGTCAATTGCTTAGCCAAAGCCTTCCCTCCATCAGGCTCGATTTGAGCCTGTAGGGTATTGAGAGGGTCCCAGTTGATTGTGTCACTCAAACCAGATCCCTGGATGTTAGCGCTGGCGTCCATTACATAGGTAGTCAAGTCAAGGAACGCCCAACCCTTTACGAAGCTAGTAGGGAAATCTCCATCTATAATCAATACCAATCCAGCGGCGTCATCGTAGTTGTAAGCCTTCACTCCATCCCCAAGCTGGAGGCGAGGAGTGGCCCCAAGGGAGGAGTCGAATCTATACACCCCATTTGTAGCGTTTACAGTACCCTTGCTCACGCCATCTTTGTACAGGGTACTACCAAAGATAGAGTAGACATTTCCCTTCCAGTTGAACACTCCCCTCCCAGTGCTAGCAGATTGCCCTGTTGCAGAGTCCAAGAGGCCTGGCCTTTTATACACCCAAGTCTCTTTCTCTTGTGTAACCTCGACAAAGCAGTTTACAAGGCGAGCGTCTTTATCAACCGAGTCATCTCGGTTGGCTGTCAGCGAGACAAGTGGCAGACGCTTAGGCGGCGAATCTGCCTGCGGTGCCTGTTCTTGAGTCCGGTTCGATCCTGGTTGGGGCATCTTCTACATCCCAATCTTCTAACATCATTCGATAAGTCGCCGCCCTCGATGCACAGCGAGCCATAATTTCAGCGGGTTGACCAGTACATATCTCGTCAGCCAAGCCCCACCTCAAGGCAATCCTCCACTCGTCAGGGAAATTCATAGTCTCATCCAACTCCGTGAAGGTTGTGACTTGTTGTCTGATCAGCAAGTGGACAGTGCCAGTCGCGGCTTGAGTGTCGGGCACTGACCAGAGCTTCACAACTAAGTTACTCTGTTGCTTGTCAACGAAGTACTGGCTGACAGCCCCCTCTTGGGTAGTGTTAGACAATCTCAAGTATTCATCCCAGGACAAGGGATAGATGGGTCTCTTATTACTGTTGCTATCGAGGTAGTAACCTTGAAGTACCTGCATTGGTTTCACCGTGATGATAGCCCCTGCAGGTCCCAGCGTGTACGTAGCAAGGCTAGCGGTCAACGTGATAGATTGATCAAGTAGCATCCACAACTTAACTCCCTGTGTTTGCCACAGCCTAACCATGTCTAAGAGACGACGACCATTCTTGGCGTAGTCCTCACTGTTGGGTTGACTCCCCGATCTCAACAGGCCGGCGTCCTCCATTGCATCCTTGACGATGCCCGCCCAGGTGTTCGTGCTAGGTGTGGTCATGTTAGCTCCAGTTTCCTACAGTTACAACTCCACTTGCACCTATAGGTCTAATTCGGAAGAATGAGTTAACTGCCACGACAGCTGCAGCAGCAGTGGTTTGTGAAACTTGCGGGATGACAGTGCCAGCTACAGTAACTCGGATAATCCCCTTGATATCTGTTGCACCGACAGTTGCCGTGCTCGCAGCACACAGAGCTGTGTTTGCCGCTGTGTTATAAGCATACTGAGGTGTAGAGGCTGTAGCTAGAGTTGCATCCTTTGAAAGCGACGTCCAAACTTGAGATTTAGTTGCCGTGCCTCCAAGAGCGAAGCCAAAACTCCCAGATGTAGCACTCATTGCGCTTAGAGCAAACTGACACTCAAAAGCGTACGTTCCTGTTGGGAGCGTGATAGCTCCACCAGCTGGCCCACCGCCACCGTCGAAGATTGGTTGAACTCCTGTTTGGGAGGCAAGAGTGTTGGTTCCAGTGAGAACTATGAAGTGCTCTGAGAGGTTAACGCCTCGACTGTTGGCTGTTGGAGTTGAGTAAAAAACAACTCCATCAAACTCCAGCGCTCCAGCCTCAGGTGTAGAGTTGACTGTACCAGCAGTTAACTTGGGAGCTGTGTTGGCAGAAGCAGTCCCTGCTACAAACACCGGGGCAGTCAATGAGGCTTTAGCAGCAAGAGCATTGTTCAAGTCCGTCTGAGCTGACAGTGTTCCTGTAATAGCTCCCCACGACACAGCAGCACTGGCAGTAGCAAACTCTAACCCATTTTCACCGGCAACTACTCGAAGAGTCTTGAGAGCGTTGCCAACATACGAGAGCGCAGCTAAGTCAGTAAGCTGAATATCTACCGGCTGTCCTCCCAACCCTCCAAGAGTTTGATCCCCCGTGTTGGTGCCACTAGAGGTACCGGAGAAAGTACCTGACTGGGTGGCTAGCGTTCCAAGACCCAGCGCCGTACGGCCTGCAGCCTGATCCGCAGCTGTAACCAACGATCTGCCAACTGCCGTGCTGTCAGATATCTCCGATGCTGGGTGCGTATGTACGATCGCCGCATAGTCCGCATCGTGGTCATGGCCCAGAGCTGAATAGGCCGAATCATGATTATGGCCCGCAGCTGACTTACCATTAAGTGCCGATTGTAAATCAGTTTGATCGGACAACGTACCCAGAATGTTACCCCAAGCACTTGCACCTCCTCCAACAGAAAGTTCAATCCACTCGTCTAACCACCTATAAAACTTATTCGTATCGGTTTCAATGCAGAGGCCGATGGAAGCTGCCGTTGGCAGCCCCGGCTTAATGTCAGAAGATAGACAAGTAACAATAACTTGATCTCCACCATTAGCTCCACCAGAGCCGAAGTATTGAAGTGTCATATCATGGATGACAAGTAGTTAAGCACTCGACTTTGGGTAGCTGTATCGTGCGCACCGGAGAAGAGGATGATTTCTTTGACTTGGGCGTGCCCGAACAAGAGCGCCAAACCGCCGGGCCGGAACAGGGTGAAAGCGCCCATGTTGCTCGCTCCAGCATTGCCGGTAACAGCGGCGTTGTTTCCTACACGAGTTGAAGAAGATGCGCCATTGATGACTACCGCAAGCGGAGCATAGACACCTGTAGTCCATTCGGTGCTTGCAGCCATCTGTATGCCAGCCTCAAAGGAAAGACCAGGCTCTGGATTGCTTTGAATAAGTCTCCCTGAAGACGTAACATCACCGTCAAAGATTGTGTCGTTGTCAGTGAAGGTAATTTGCCTGCCTAGAAAATAAATCGTCTCAGGCTGAACGAACGTGAACGCCGCAGTCTTCATGAACTGCGAAATGCCGTCTCCAATTAGCGAACCATCAGCCTGCAGCGTAGGACGGTCAGCATCGGTTCCCTGCAGGAGGTCGCGCTCTCCGGCTGGACTGTTTCCTGAAACATCGTGCCATATGGAGGCGCCAGCTCCAGTTACCGTGATTCCAACGCCGAACCGATACCAAGCCTCAGGCTTCAACTGAGTTACGATATCAGGGTTAAAGGGATTATCTCCACCGCCATGACCCCTTGCCCTTGGCAGCGGCATTACAACTTGCCGCCGGTGCCTGCGATGAATCTCTATCACGAAGTCACCAGAGCGCGCATCTGAGTCTCTTTATCCCGCATAGCTTGGCGTTCATTGTTGATCTGTTCGTAGGAAGCAGCTATACTAGCTTCTCGGCTCTCAATCGCTATAATACGGCCATTCAACTGTTCAGCATTGACAGAGTGCGCTCGAATATCGTCGTCGAGTTGCTTACGCTGTTGTCTCAGTTGGTCCTCTGTCTGCAGAGAGCTCGCCTTGAACTCCGTTTTTTCCAAGTTGAGATTCTCCCAACCCTTCGTTAGCTCAGCCTCCCCAGCAGTTAACTTTTCCCGGGCGTCCTTCAAGCCATCCTGGGCTATTCTGATCTTATGATCAAACTGCTCAGTAGCCTTAGCCAACCTCGCCTTGTGAGCATCTTCCAAGACTTGAAAGCTGGCAGCTACATCCTCAGTGGCTTTCTGGAAGTCCTCCCTCGTAAGCATGATGGCAGCCAGCACCATCTTCCTAACTTCAACCAGTTCCTGAGCTGAAAACACATCTACCTCCTAACTATGTCGGGAGCAGTTGTCGAACGTTCTTTCTGATGCGAAGGATCATAGAACCTTGGTCGATGTCCTGTGCTTGGAAGCCAGTTGTCGTTATGAGCAACTTTCCAGTGCCATCTAAGCCAGAACGATCAACGAAGTTCCCAAACGGCTTAAAATCTCGGTAGCCAGAGCCAGAGCCTTCAGGCAGCACCCAGATCAGCGTCTGTTCAACAAGGCCGGAGCCAAACGCGATTCTGGCGTCGTAGCCAGCGAAGTCGTACAAGATCTGTTCAACAGCTAATCTAGCGCAGGGTGGATTTAGTTCGGCGGGATCAAGCAGTATCTCATCCACAAGCTCCACCCCATCACTCCTCATGTAGATGTGGATGATAGCGTGCTCTGGCCCATCGAGCAAGGTTGTAGTAGTAAGCATCTCTACCTCTCAAGAAAAGCTGAGGGCCTTTCAGCCCTCAGAATTACACTCGTTATGCGTCTACTTCAACCCATGTAGCCGAGGCGATGCCCACTGGAGCAGTGGTAATGTAGCTGACCTGGACATAGCTCCCAGGGACTAAGATCATCGAGCCCAAGATCAGGTCGGTGAACGTCATCCCAGCCGTTGTAGCTGGAGTAGTCGGAACATATCCTAATATCCTCGAATATACCGGGAGGTTAGGTGTAGTCGAGATGCTGTATGC